CTTGTGGTTCTTGGAGCCGGAAGAAAAAGCAGCGTTGATTGAAGCGTACAAAGAAGCCCGACGTACAAGGTTTGAGGCTCAAGTGTTTCACGACTTATTGTCCCCGCAGGAAGAACTAAACGTAGCTACGCGCCAACACCCACGAACAGGCAAGACGCTTATGCAAGGGTCAAGTAGTGCCGTTACCTCACAAAGTATGGTTGAACAAACCACAAAACTAATCAGAGAAGAGTTTGACAAACAATATGCCAAAAATCGTAACACTTGACCTTGAGTGCTTCTACTCAACTGAGTATTCCCTGACCAAGATTCCTACCGAGGAGTATGTGCGGTCGCCTCAGTTTGAGATAATTGGCATTGCAATCAAGGTGGACGACGGCCCGACAACTTGGTATCCCAAACCGCAAGTGGAACGGATACTAAAAGAGTTCGACTGGTCTGATGCAATGGTGGTTGCACAGAACACTGCGTTTGACGGTGCGGTACTTGACTGGCTGTATGGCGTAAAGCCACTGGCTTGGTTTGATACGCTTGGTATGTCACGGGCTTTGTATCCGCATGAAAAGGCACACCGCCTCGAAGTGCAAGCACAACGCATGGGTATTGGAGTCAAGGGCGATGAGGTCAATCATGCCAAGGGCAAGCACTACGCTGACTTTTCGGTAGAGGAGATGGCACGTTACGCTGAATACTGCGTCAACGACGTAGAGCTAACGTACAAGCTATTTAATGCGTACATGGCGATGGGTTTCCCTAAACAAGAACTGAAACTGATAGACATGACTCTACGCATGTTCATTGAGCCTGTGCTTGAGTTGGACAAGAAGCTATTGGTTGACCACTTGGAAGCCGTAAGGGACGCCAAAGAAACGCTAATGGAATCTGTGCGGGACTTTATGCTAAAAGACGCTGATCCCGAATACGTACACGCTATCTTTAGCGAGGGCATGGCAGGCATTAAGAAGCTACTCATGTCTAACGACAAGTTTTCCAAAGTGTTAGAGAACTACGGCGTTGTACCGCCCACAAAGGTAAGCCTGCGCACTGGCAAAATAGCGTGGGCATTTGCCAAAACCGATGAAGAGTTTAAATCCTTAGAGGAGCATCCCGATGAACGAGTCCAAATGCTTGTCGCAGCCCGCCTTGGAAACAAGACGACAATTGAGGAGACTCGCACTGAGCGCTTTATTGGTATGTCTAGCCGAGGCAAGTTTCCTGTACCTCTACGTTACTACGGGGCACACTCTGGTCGTTGGTCTGGTCAAGACTCTGTAAACCTGCAGAACCTACCATCACGCGGTGATAACGCAGGCAAGATCAAGAAGGCTATCAAAGCGCCCAAGGGTTACGTTGTGATTGACTGCGACTCTGCACAAATCGAAGCTAGAACTTTAGCTTGGCTTGCGGGTCAGCATGACTTGATAGAGGCGTTCGAGGATAAGAAGGATGTGTACCGCCTGATGGCTAGCCAGATTTACCAGATACCGCCAGAGCATGTGACGACTGGCCCTGCCAGTCAGCGTCAGGTGGGTAAGACCGTGGTGCTTGGTGCAGGCTATGGCGTCGGACCAAACAAGTTACAGATATTCTTAAAGGTACAAGCCGGTGTCGAGGTGACGCTTGACGAGGCAAAACGCATCATCCACGCATACCGGACAACGTACTACAAGATACCCGAGTTGTGGCACAAAGCCGACGAAGCGTTGATTGCGTTGCGTACAGGCAACGGCTTTCAAGTAGACGAGCAAGGGCTAATCCACGCCATACCCAAGAAAGGGTTAACCCTACCTAGTGGGCTACATATCCAGTACCCCGGCTTGGGTGAGGTGTTGGATGAGAAGACTGGCAAGACTCAGCTACGCTATTTCTCTAAGGGAATACCCGTGTATATCTATGGCGGGAAGGTAGTTGAGAACCTGTGTCAAGCCGTAGCAAGGCAGGTCGTTGCGGAGCAGATGCTCAAAATCGGCAAGAAGTATAAGGTGGTGTTGACAGTTCACGATGCCGTGGCTTGTATTGCACCAATTGAGGAAAAAGATGAAGCAAAACAATACGTTGAGGAGTGTATGTCATGGCGTCCAAAGTGGGCACAAACTTTACCTCTAGCCTGCGAATCAGGCGTAGGGGCTTCCTATGGGGACTGTTGATTGGTACACTAGGGCTTGCAAAAACAAACCCAGTTCTTTCCATGACGCTAGCCCATTCATACTCAGGCATCAAAGACTACGAAGGTTGTCCACGCAGATACCACGAAGTCAAGATACTAAAAAAGTTCAAATCTAAAGACACTGAAGCAACCATGTACGGCACTGCCGTACACAAAGCATTTGAAGATTACATCCGTGATAAAACACCACTTCCGGCAAGTTATACAAACTACAAATCATTTGTGGAACCCCTCGCCAATTTCAAAGGCGACGTACGATGCGAAGAGAAGCTTGGCATCCGAGCAGACTTTACCCCCTGCGGGTTCTTTGACAAAGATGTATGGTTCCGAGGCATCCCCGACTATCTTGCAATCAACCACGACAAGGGAATTGCAAGGGTAGCCGACTATAAGACCGGCAAGTCAAGTAGGTACGCAGACAGCGCTCAATTAGAACTAATGGCAGCTATGGTAATGATTCACCATCCCAACGTACATACCGTTAAAGGGGCACTGCTGTTTGTTGTAGTTGGCGACATTATTAAGTCTGAGTACACTCGGAAACAATTGCCTGAAATCCTGTCTAAATGGGCTGGCAGGGCTAGTGCAATCGAAGCAGCGGTGGTGCATGGGGTATGGAACCCTAAAAGCTCTGCCCTGTGCAAGTTCTGCCCAGTTACTACATGTGAGAATCACAATGGCAACTAAACGCAATTATGCTGCTGAGTATAAAAACTATCAGGGCACACCAAAACAACTCGCTGCCCAGTCCGAGAGGCACAAGGCTAGACGGGCATACGAGAAGGCTAATGGCACTCTACCTGACGATGTAGACGTAGACCACAAGAAGGCTATGTCCAAGGGCGGTACGTCTAAGTTAAGCAACCTCCGTGCCTCACCGCAATCGGAAAACACTAGCTTCTCCCGCACTAAATCTGGTGCGTTAAAGTCACAAATTTCTAAGCGAGAGCGTAAAAAGTAATGTAAGATAAAACCACTCGGTGCCTGCAGTTGCTGAGTTGTTTCGTTGGATTTTCTCCTCCCCAGTAATGGGTTTGCCCAGTAGCAGTGCTACTGGGCTATTTTTGTCACCTCTATTCAATTTATTATGCAAATCATTGACAACAAAGCATTGGTGTTTAATACACGCAAAGCAAATCAAATCACTTCAATCATTCCTAAGAGCAAGGTGCTTGAGAACAACGGAGACGTTGATCAAGTCATTGTTAACTGGGGCTTTGACGAAGTGCAACTGTTACGCAATCTAGGTATACGTGATGTGCCTAGTCCCATACTGGGACGCTACCAGTGGCCCGGAATGTTTACGCCGTTCGATCATCAGCGTACTACTGCAGAGTTCCTCACACTCCATCCACGTTGCTTTGTGTTCAACGAAGCAGGCACAGGCAAGACCAGTGCAGCAGCTTGGGCTGCGGATTATTTGATGCAACAAGGCAGAGTCAAGCGTGTGCTTGTTGTGTGCCCAGTGTCCATTATGGACACCGCATGGCGATCTGATTTATTCAAGACAGTCATGCACCGAACCGTTGCAATTGCGCAGGGGTCACGCACACAAAGACAGAAGGTCATTGATGGTGATTACGAGTTTGTCATCATTAACTTTGATGGTGTGAAGGTCGTCAATAAAGAGTTGATAGCCGGTGGATTTGATCTCATCATTGTGGACGAAGCTAACGCAGTTAAGAGCGTGACTACTGATAGGTGGAAGTGCCTTGCAACCCTGATTAAACCTGCTACACGCCTATGGATGATGACGGGTACGCCTGCCTCGCAGTCACCGCTTGACGCATACGGTTTGGCTAAACTTGTGGCACCTGATGCGGTGCCTAGATTCTTTGGTGCGTTCCGTGACAAGGTGATGCTTAAACTTACGCAGTACAAGTGGGTGCCGAGACAAGACGCACAACAGATCGTTCACCAAGTATTGCAACCTGCCATTAGATACACAAAGCTAGAGTGCTTGGACTTGCCTGACTTGTTGTACTCGACTCGTGAAGTTCCGTTGACTGCTCAGCAGACCAAATACTACGACGCACTCAAAAAACAAATGATGACTATTGCAGCAGGCTCAGAAATCACAGCGGTGAATGCGGCAGCAATGCTTAACAAACTTTTGCAAGTTGCGCAAGGTGCGGTTTATACCGATGACGGAGGTGTTGTTGAGTTTGACGTATCTAATCGCATGACTGAGTTACTGAATGTGATTGAGCAAACTGACCATAAGGTATTGGTGTTTATCCCATATCGGCACACGCTTCAGATGGTTGAGAATACTCTACTCAAAGAAGGATACACAGTGCAGACAATTCATGGCGGCGTTGCTTCTACACGCCGAGCAGACATCATCAAACAGTTTCAAACCGAAGACGACCCACGCATACTCCTGCTAGTACCACAAGCTACTGCACACGGTATCACGCTGACTCGTGCCGATCAAGTTGTGTGGTGGGGTCCAGTAGCGTCCACAGAAATCTATTTGCAAGCTAACTCCCGAGCACACCGTGCAGGGCAGGTAAATCACGTTACGGTTACACACCTACAAGGTAGCCCTGTCGAGCGGCGCGTGTATACCATGTTGCAAAATAAAATAGATTTACATCAAAGTTTAGTAGATTTATACAAACAAGAGCTTGACATGTAAATTTGACAGTGTATAATTTCAATTTAGTTCAACGCAAATCAAAGGAGTCCTATGGATGCAAGCCAGTTAGTCAATGTGTATATCAAAATACGTGACGCTAAAGAAATGAAGAAGAAGCAGATGGAAGCTGAGATAGCTGACCTTGATGTTCAGCTTGATGCCGTTGAGCATGAGCTTCTAGAAATCTGCAAAGCCACTGGTCAAGACGGTGGCAAGACACAACATGGTTCGTTCACACGAGCCGTCAAAACACGCTACTGGACCAGTGACTGGGACAGTATGTACAAATTCATCCGTGAGCATGATGCCCCTGACCTTCTCGAACGTCGTATTGCGCAAGGTAACTTTGCACAGTTCGTCAAAGAGAATCCAGACAGCATGCCTGCAGGTGTGAATATCGAGTCCAAGTACTCGATCACGGTTCGCCGTTCATCCAAGTAACTTCCCAATAGGAAATCAAAATGAGTAACATGACACTTTTCAAATCCGGTTCCGTTATCCCTGACTATTTGCGTGAGGCTTCTGACGCTACTACCCGTGACATCGCAGGTAGCTCTGGCGGTAAGCAAATCTCAATCAAGGGCGGTGTGTGGCGTATGGTTGTAGGCGGTGAAGAAGTCGCCAAGAACGAAGAACGC